ACAAACTATTGCTAACACACAAGAACTAGATGTAAAAGATAACATCATCAGAGTAAACAGAGGCGATTCTACGCCGGGCGGTGTTGCATCTCCAGGCGCTGGTATAGAAATTTACAATGGATTAGGCGGCGGTACGTCAGCAGGTGATGATGACATAACTGCACCAATGTTTTTATTCACTAAAGATTTTAATCATTCTTATTGGGGAACATCAGGAAACTTATCACAAAGCGGAACTTTTATATTAAGAAGTAAAAGTTCAAACACAGATTTAATAGGTTTAAGAACACACAACATCAACTCAGACACAGGTATTGTTTTAGAGCCAGGCGGAAATACAACAATAAGAATTGAAAAATTAAATTATGAAACTTATCTTGCAAATGACAATGATATACCAAACAAAAAATATGTAGATGATGAAATTAATGCTATCACACTTGGTGCGGCTTTTCCAAGAATCGTAGACGGCGATAGTGAAATAAAAATTTTCGATAATTCTACAACAGGGGCAGATTCTAGAATTGAAACAAAGATAGATAATGTTTTAAAATCATTCATCAGCAAAGATTATTTTGATGTGTATAGCACAACAATTAACTTAAATGAAGTTAGAATTGAGCAGAATGAAATTTCTACTAATTCTTCAAATGAGGATTTAATCCTTTCAGCACCGGGTACAGGTAGTGTTAAGGTGTCAGACAGTATGGTAATCAAACTGCGTCCAAACGTGTTAGATCCACTTGCTGACCCTACATACAGCACAGAAGGTATAAAACTGTATGCTAAAACGCCAGGTGTAGGTGACTCAGGATTATTTTTTGTAAATACAAACAACGAAAGAGACGAATTGATCAGCAAACAACGTGCTTTGGTGTTCAGTCATATGTTTTAAGGAGCAAAAATGGCAATAAACAATGTAACAGTAACGCAAGGTAGCAATGCTCAAGTATTCGCATCAGGCACTGTGCCAGCAGGCAAAACTTACGGAGTAACAAATATTTTAATCTGTAACACTGCGGCAGAAGACCAAACAGGAGGCAATGATGCAAAATTTAGAGTTTTTGTTGTACCTAACGGACAAACATTTAACGCCAACAGCAACATGATAATCAATGATGCACTTTTACCAGGCGCAGAAACTTTTATCTTAGATTCAGAGAAATTGATGTTGACTGCTGGTGACACAGTTGTGGTTGAAAACACAGCGGTGAACAATGTAACTTTGATTGCAACAGTAAGTTACCTAGAGGTATAATGCGATATCTAAAAAGACAATCAACCAACACTAGACTAATCGCCGGAAGAGGCGTGGTGTATGATCAATATGAACAATTGATTATTCCAGGCACAGGAGCAATTTTAGTTCCTAAAGGAGATACAGCAAATAGACCTAATCCTGCAGAAGTTGGACAATTAAGATATAACACAGACACAAGAAGTTTTGAATACTATGAAGGTGTGCCTAACGGTGGTAATGCATGGAAACAAGCAAGGTTTAGAGAACCAGTGGCTGTTGAAATACAAAATTTAGGAAACGGCGATGATACGGAAATAAACTTTGGTCCACTTAATGCAAATGATGTAGATTTTTATTATCCAGCGAATCCACAACAAGTTTTGGTTATGGTAGAAAACGTGTTACAAATACCAAACACAAACTATTCTATTGTGCAACAACCTTGTTATTATCAAACTACAAATATAGGTTTTGCAAGTAATTACAATGGTTATGCGGCTATCATTGGAAGGAACAATGCACTTGTAAACTTTGTTACAAAAGGTTTTTATGCAGGACAACAAGTGACTGTAAGTGGTGCATCAAACGGACAAAACAACGGAACATTCACAGTTGTAGATGTTGGTATAGATTTAAGTTTTCCGCTTACTCCATCTTTCCCATCACAAGTAAGTTATATTCAAATACAAGAAACATTAATCACAGAATCAAACGGATCGTCTCCAAACATTATAACATTAGAAGGTAAAGATTCGACTAATTCATCTTATCAATCTACGATTACTATAAATGGAGTTGCTCAACCTGCCTTTTATATTAGTTTTGGAACACCAGTACCAACTGGAAAACCTATTAATGTATTTCACAATTTTGACAAATAAAGTCAAGCACAATATTCAATAAATACACAAAAAGGAGAAACAATGGCTCACGTAGCAGGGCACGAAGTAGGACGTATATCAGGACCATTATTAAAGTCTAATCTACAAAGGACTAGTGATTTAGCGTTCGAAACTGACCTCCTTTACATTGCACACACAAACGGAAAAATAGGTATTAAGACAGATGCTCCAGCATTTGAACTTACAGTTGATGGTAAAACATTTACAAATACTAGTTTAATTGCAACAAACTCAGCACAATTAGGAAATTTTCAAGTAACAGGCACAGGGTTCTCAACGCCTACAGGTGATATTACAATAGGACTTGTTGACGGTAGTGGAAATCCTAAAGCAGGTGATATTGTGATGAATGAACTGCGAACTGCAAGTTTAAGTTTTACAAACAGCACAATCAGTTCAAGTGATGACATCATTATACAGCCAGGACCTGGTACAGGTATATTTAGAATTCCTACAGATTTAAAATCATATGGTGATATACACGCAACTGGCGATATAACTTTTGATGGAAATCTTTTGATATCAGGAGACGATGCAACCGAAGACACAATTACAATTGGCGGTGAACTAGACAGTAATCTTGTTCCTGATCAAACTTTAACTTATGATTTAGGTAGTAACACACAGAGATGGGGACACATTTACACAAATAGAATTTTAGATTTGAATGATGTTGCTATTCAAGGTGATTTAAGTTTTAATGGTATCGCAGTAAACTTAGGTATCGTTAACAAATGGTATGTAAGTACAAATGGTTTAGATACATCACCAGGAGACCATCCTAACTTTGCGTTTGCAACGATTCAAAAAGCAATTCAAACAGTTGAAGAAAGTACAACAGGTCCGCATGAAATTCACATTTTAGCAGGTGAATATGAAGAAGTATTTCCATTAGAAATTCCAATGAACACAACGATTAAAGGATTTTCACTGAGATCTGTCACTATCAAACCAACAGTAGCAACGCAAAATAAAGATGCCTTTTTATTAAATGAAGCATCATTAGTATCTGATTTAACAGTAAAAGATTTTTATTATGACAGTGTAAATGATACTGGTTACGCATTTAGATTTGCACCTAATGCCGCATTGATTGGCAAAAGTCCATATGTACAAAATGCCACAGTAATTACAAAAGGTTCAACAATCACAGTTGCAGATCCAAGAGGTTTCGCAAGTGGTGACGCAGGTAAAGGTGTATTATTAGATGCATCAGTGGTTGATCCTTCTAGTTATTCAGCAAGTATGTTGTTCAATGCAGTAACATTTATTACACCTGGTGTTGATGCAGTTACAGTAAAAAATGGTTCTAGAATGGAATTCATAGATTGCTTTACTTACTTTGCAAATAGAGGTGTGTATATGGAACACACATTAAATCAGTACACACCATCAGCAGGTACTTATGATCCGGCTAGTGGCGTAATGAGTTTGACTGTAGGCAACCACACAATGAGAGTTGGTGAAACAATTACTATTGCCAACAACAGTTTAACTTTCACGTGTGCTATGGATAATCATCAAACAGATCACACTTACCCTAGATCAACAGATCCTTATTCAGGTAAAAAAGTTACAATTACAGAAACAACTGCAACAACTATTACTTGTAACGTAGGAGTATCAAGCAACACAACAGCACACTTATTCAAATCTGCAACTGCAAATGCTGTAACAGAAGGTTCATTGAATGAAGTAAGAAGTATTGCAAGTGCCAATGTTTATGGTAATAAAGGAGTCGAAGCAGATGGAAATGGTTGTTTAGCATATCTAATCAGTCATAACTTTGCTTATATAGGTGTAGGAAAAGATGTTACTAATGACATCAGTTTAGTAAATCAATTCGATGAAGTTTTAGAATCAAATGGTGCAAAAGTAAATTACGTCAGTCAAGACCAAGGCAGTGATTTTAGAGTGGGTGATAACTTTATTGTTGATGCTTCAAAAGGTACAACAACAATTGATATCACAGGATCAGATTTGACAGGATCTAGTTTAACTATTGGAAGAAACAATATTACCTTTATCGATGCAACAAAAATTGAAACAGGTAATTTTAGAATTACAAACAATACAATACAATCCATTGTTAATGAAATTAATGTATCCTCTGCAGGTGGAACAATTAATTTTGCTGGCAATGTTAATATGCAAAAAGACTTAACTGTATCAAACAATGTAACCATTGGCGGTTCAGCAATAAACTTTGGTAATGACAGCAATGACACAGTTGATTTCAGTATGGATATTGACCAAGATTTAACACCAAGTACTGACGGTGCACACAATTTAGGTCAAATTAATAGACAATGGAAAAAGTTAAACAATTCAAAAACAGTAATTGAAGACATAGAAATTCATAACAATTACATCACAGCATTTAATACAAATCAAGACCTTACTTTGCGTGGATCTGGAACTGGTTATGTTAAAATAGGTGATTTAGATTTCAAAGCAAATATTTCGAATGCAGGCGGAGACGTTGCAATAAACAGTAATTCTGCAACAACAAATATTAATTCTTCTGGTGCATTAGAACTACCAATTGGAACAACAGGACAAGATCCTGCCACTGCACAATCATTAAGATTTAATTCATCATTAGGAAACTTTGTATCATATACGTCTGGACCAAGTATTTTAAGTGGTGTAACAGACTTTGATAAAGACACCTATATCAGTACAGCAAGTAATCAATATACATTCTTTGCTGGTAATGTTCCAACTGCACAAATTACAGGATCAGGCACACTTGACGCTATCGCTGTAAGTTCTAACAATCAAACAAAACTAGATGGAAACAGTATTACAGTTGGTTCAAACGGTGGTCAAGGTGGTGTAGCGGCAAATGGAGCAGGTAGGGTACTTTTTGACACATCAGATTTTGAAATAGGCAACAGTGCTTGGTATGTTACAAGCACTAATTCTGACCTTGATTTTGGATTCAATGGCACTGTAAGAAACACCTATTTGCACTTTGATACAACTAAAGCGGCAGTTATGCCATACGGACTTGTAGGAGTGCGTCCTGTGAACGCTAGACAGGGTGAATTATGGTGGAACGAAACTAATAGCACACTTGAAGTTTATACGGGAACAGAGTGGGTAACTTCTGTAGGTTCTCAAACAATCACTGTAACACAGCAATTTGCTGAAGATCTTAACGTAATTTACGATTTAATATTAGCATAATTCTATTGTAATAGAATCAAATACCAAAACCTGAATAAATAGTATTAATGTTTGAGTATGACCAATATTCAATCAGGACAAACCGTGGTTAACCGGCGAAGAGTCTTTAAACAGCAAAGAATGAAAATTGGGTTAGTGGCACAAGATGCCCGTTTAAAGGAGAGATAAATGGCCGTTGGTCGAATTTCGGGTCCGCTCTTAAAAGCAAATCTCGTTCGAAGTACGCTACCAGCGGACAGACGAGACCTTGCATTTGAGACGAACTTATTATACATTGATGTTAATAATCTGAAAATTGGTGTTAAAACCAATTCTCCTCAACATCCTTTAGACGTTAACGGAACAATCAGAACAACAGATTTACAAGTTTCAAATAGCACACAAATTAACAATGTGTCAATTAGTGCGAACTCTATCACGACCACAGGAAATCAATTAAATCTAGCAACACCAGACAGTGCTGTATACAACAACAGACTATTAGTAGATGACTTAATTATTGATGGCAACACAATTACAGCCACAGACACAAATCAGAACTTTGAAATTATTCCTAGTGGTACTGGTACTGTAGAAGTACGCGGAGACACAAGAGTTGAAGGTAATATTCATGCAACAGGTAATATTAGAGCAGACGGAAACATACAAATTGGTGATCAAGACACTGACACAATAACAATTAATGCTGATGTGGCATCTAATTTAGTGCCTGATGCATCAAATACATACACTTTAGGTTTAGCAAATAAAAGATGGGACGAAGTATTTGCCAATAACTTAACTGTTGATAACCTAACATTGACAGGTAATATCACTGTAAATGGTCTAGACTTAACTGCTCGTCCAGGTAAAACTTATTATGTTGCAACAAATGGTGATGACTTGCAGACAGGTACACACCAAAATGATCCATATGCAAGTTTAACAAAAGCATTATCTGTCGCGGTATCAGGCGATCATATTCACATATATCCAGGCACCTATACAGAAGTATTTCCTATGGTTGTTCCTGTGGGAGTATCAGTAAGAGGTGATGGGTTAAGAGCAGTAACTATACAGCCAACAACTGCAACAAAAACAAATGATGGATTTATTTTAAATGGTGAAGTAACAATTGAAGATTTAACAATCACAGGCTTTAACTTTGATTCTGCTTCCAACACAGGACACGCATTCAGATTTAATTCAAATGGAGACAGTAGCGGATACGCAGTAACATCAAGATCACCATACATTAGAAACGTAACTGTATTAACACAAGGTACGGTAACAAGTGCAACTGATCCTAGAGGGTTTGGTTCAGGTGATGCAGGTAAAGGTGCATTTTTAGATGGTTCAATGGCAACTGCTTGGAGTAGAGAAGCAGGTGCATTGTTCCAAAATGTTACAATGATTACACCTGGAGTTGATGCAATGACATTGACAAATGGTGTTAGAGTTGAATGGTTAAACTCATTCACATACTTTGCTAACAGATCAATTTATGCTTATGACGGTGTGTCAGGACTTGCTGGACAAGGACAAACAAATTTAAGAGTCGATGGAATCAGCGGATCAATCACTGCTGGTGAAACAATATTCTACTACAATAACAGTGGACAAGTAATAAGTTCTGCAACAATTGATTCAGTGGATGGCAATAGAATTACTATTAACGGAAAAGTAACAGGATTTGAATTGCCACCTGAATCAGGCGGAAAAACAATGGTCACAAACGGTAATGCACAATTGAATACAAGCATTAAAAAGTTTGGACAAAGCAGTTTACAACTAGGCGGAACTGCTGATGGAACAAATACAGCAAACAGTGTAGACTTTGGTTTTGGAACAGATGACTTTACAATTGAAACATGGGTAAGGTCAAATCAAGCACAAACAACTGTGTTGTTTGACACACGTGCAAATACAAGTAGCGATAACGGAATTCAAGTTTCTGTAAGCAACAGTACTCCAAGAATATTATTGAATGGTTCTTATGTTTTAACAGGCACAAACGGATTTAATGATGACACTTGGACACACTTTGCACTTTCAAGAAAAAACAGTTATACGAAAATTTTCATAGACGGAGTTAATTCAGGACAAACTAGAAATCCAAAAGTTTTAACTTCTAATGATGGCGTTACTACAAACAGCAGTGTTAAGAAATATGGCGACAAATCAGTTCAGTTTGATGGTGCTGATGATTGTATAGATGTTGCCAACACAGCAGATTTTGGTTTCGCTACTGGAGACTTTACTGCTGAAGCATGGATACAAACAAACTCAACTGCACAACAGACTGTGTATGACTTTAGAACTGCTTCTATAGAAGACAAAATTTGGATGTACATTACACCAACAAACAACAAATTAATATTATATGTCAATGGTTCTTCTATTGCAGAACTTACAGGTATAACATTGTCAACTTGGCATCACGTTGCTTTAACAAGACAAGCGGGTGTTGGAAGATTATTTTTAGACGGTGTGCTAGGTTCAACATTTACATTTGCAAACAATCTAGGGGCAACTACTCCTTGTAGAATAGGTGCAAGATACGATGCTATTGGCACAAATGAATTTTCTGGTTACATGGATGCAGTAAGAGTAAGTTCAACAGCAAAATACACGACAGCATTTACTCCTGGAAATTTAGTTAATACAACTGATACTTTATTATTAATTGACGCAGAAGATGGCATTGTTGATAATACAAATTTATACATGAATACAAATTTAGCAAGTGCAAAACCTTTAACAATAGGAAATAATTATTCAAACAATAATGGTTTTAACGGTTACCTTGATGATTTTAGAATTATTAAAGGCACTTCACTTTATAGTGTAAACTTTACACCACCAACAGCAGAATTAACTAGAACAAATGAAACTTCTTTACTTTTAAGATTTAATGGAGACAATGGTGCTACAACATTTACAGAGACATTAACACTTCCTCAAGATATTAGATTTAGTGGTGGCGCAACTGCTGAAAGATTCACTTTAGTAGATTATGCAGACTTTGGTGCAGAAGTACGTGCTATTGCATCTGCTTCAATCTATGGAAATTATGGAGTATGGGGTGATGGACTTGGTGTAAGAATGTATCTAATCTCCCATAACCTTGCTTACATAGGAAATGGAAAAGAAGTTTCTAATGATGCAAACACTGTGGTACAAGCAAATGAAGTTGTAAAACAAAATGACGCAAGTATATTTTTTACTTCAGTTGACCACAAAGGTGATTTTAGAGTTGGAGATCAGTTTTATGTCAACCAAGAAACAGGACAAGTAGACTTTACAACATCTACATTGAACATTGATATTGATCAAGGCGTTACATTTACCACAGGTTCTGATATTACCGTCATAAATGGTTCTAGTGTTGAAACAGGAAACATAAAAATTAGTGGAAATAAAATAGAAAGTTTAACAGGTGATGTAACATTTGATTCTAATTCTGATCAAATGAATCTACAAAATAATGTTGCAATTACTGGAAACTTAGATGTAACAGGTGACATAACAATTGGTGGTAATGTTACTATTGGAGATGAAACAACAGATTCAATCAATATAACAGCAGGTATAGGTTCTGATCTTAAACCAGCAGTAGACAACTTGTATGACTTAGGTACTGCAACAAAAAGATGGAACACAGTATTCACTAGAGAATTACAAACTGACAGTATCAAAATAGATAACAATGTTATCCAAACAATTGATTCAAATGCCGATTTAGAATTAAGAACAAATGGAACTGGAAACGTAAATGTTGAAAACTTCAGTTTCAACGGTAACACTATTTCAAATACAAACGATATAACAATTAATCCATCAACTGGTGTGTTTAGAGTAGATGGTACAGGTGCAGTAAAAGTTCCAGCAGGAACAACAGCAGAAAGACCGGGATCACCAACTCTTGGTATGTTGCGTTACAACACAGATACTGGATTCTTTGAAGGATACGATGGAAATTGGATACCTTTAGCAGGTGTATCAGATATTGACCAAGACACTTATATCACTGCTGAATTGAATCCTGGTGATGATGACGATACTTTAAGATTCTATGCCGCAGGACAGTTGGTTGCTGATGTTAATTCTACAAGATTTGATGTTCAAAGTTTGGTAGTAGACAATCTATTATTACAAGGAAATTCAATATCAACTACAGGAACTGACCAAGATTTACTCCTAAATGCTAATGGTTTAGGAACAATCAAAGTAGAAGACTTTGTTTTTGAAGGAAATACGATAACTAATAGTGTACCCGACAGTCCGACGGTTTTTAGGACCACAGGAGACGGTTACATCGACGTTTCGCAGGCTGGTGGATTTGTTTTACCAACCGGAACAAGCGTAGATAGACCAAGTGTTGGTGTTACTGGTATGATCAGGTACAACACAAATGACCAAAGGGTTGAGTTGTATGATGGTACTAGTTGGGGATCAATTGCTGGAAGTTCAGGAGCAGTTAGTATCCTTGACGCAACGGAAATTGCAATTAAAATTGCATTAACATATGGATAAGATTTGAGATGGCAACGGCATTTAAAAACACAATAATCAAAAATATAGGAACTGTTCCTGTAGAATTATACACAGCAGATCCTGGAACTAACACAACTTTTGTTGGATTAAGTCTTGCAAACTTGACAGATTCAGTTGTAAGAGCAAGTGTAACTTTGAAAGACACAACATCAGTTGAAGGGTTCATAATTAAAGACTGTTTTATAGCACCTAATTCAAGTTTAAGAGTTTTGAATGCAGGTGAAAAATTAATTGTTGCAGAAAACAATCAACTATTTTGCACAGCAAACATTAATGATTCTTTGGATGTTGTTGCAAGTTTTGTGGAGATAACATAAGATGACACAGAGTGTTGGTCAGAGTGTAAACGTATATTTGAAAGAAGGAATAAAAGACAGATACTTCTATGGTTTATACCGTACAGACGAAGGTATGTTGTACCTTGGTAGAGTTGACCAATTGGCTCGTAATGACAGTATTCAAGTGAATAATCCTGGAGCGGCGGCAAATGATTTTGTTGAATTCGATCAAGGATATGATTTCTTTGAAGGACGTGATCTCAATCATGAAAAAGTATTTTTAAATTTGAGATACGAACAATTCAGATGGGACGATGTAAATCTGGATTATTTTATAAACGATGACGGCGAACTGTGTGTGAGAGTCAACAGTAAAAAAGGAGAAGGTGTGGTAACATATCCTGATGTATCTGAATCAGTGGATACAGTTGTATCTCCATTTACTTTTGACAAAGAAGCATACACATTTGACGACAGTGACATAACATTTGATAGAGGATAGGAGTAGTAGGAAAAATGGCACGACAACTTATAAATGACGGTATTCTACCTAATGACGGTCAAGGTGACACGTTAAGGCAAGGTGCGTCGAAAATAAACAATAACTTTCAGGAGTTATATCAAACTTTAGGTAATGGTACACAAATTACTTTAATAGAAAATAATCTATTAAATGTAACAGGTGCAAACAAAGTAACTTTTTTATATAATGCATTGGCAGATTTGCCAAGTGCGTCAACATATCACGGTATGTTTGCTCATGTGCATGGTGAGAATGCTTCCTACTACGCTCACGCAGGTGCTTGGGTTAAACTACTTGACACAAATAAGTCTATTGGCTTATTAGCAGATGTTGATGTTGCAACAGCGGCTCCACAAGATGGACAGGCTTTAGTTTGGGACAACGGTAATGCAACTTGGAAACCAGGAACTGTACAAGCCGGCGGCGGTGGCGGCGGTGGAGGTGCAACAAACTTCTTAGGTTTGACTGACACACCTTCAAGTTTCACAGGCAATGCAAATTATTTTGTAACTGTAAACGGACAAAGCAACGCAATTACTTTTACTGCATCTCCAGGAAGTGTAAACGTTCTATCAGATGTAGACACAGTTACAACTCCACCAACAGCAGGACAAGTTTTAAAATGGAATGGAAATAATTGGGTACCAGCCAATGACGCAACATCAGGAGGTGGTTCTTCAGATGCAGATACATTAGATGGTTTGGACAGTACATATTTCTTAAATTACAATAACTTGTCTAACAAACCAACTATTCCTACAGAACTACAAGATTTAGGAATTGTAGATGGTAGTGCAGATCAAGTTTTAACTACTGATGGTGCAGGCGGATTTACTTTTGCCGATGCGGCAAGTGGTGGTGCAACAACACTTGGTGCGTTAACTGATGTAACAGTAGCAAGTCCTTCACAAGGTGATGTGCTTTATTACAATGGCACAGGTTGGGTAGCACAGAATGGTCCAGTAATTAGATGGACAATGACAGCAAATGCTTCATCGGACTATGTGTTCAGTGGTCCAGGTTTTGTGTCAGCAACAAATGATCCAACATTATATTTGTCAAGAGGACACACATATATTTTTGTAAACAATTCAGGCGGAAGTCATCCATTTGAAATAAGAACAGGTTTCAACGGATCAGCATATTCGTCTGGTGTTTCCAACAATGGTGCAAACAGCGGTGCTATAACATTTACTGTACCGATGAATGCTCCATCAACTTTGTATTATCAGTGTACTAGTCACCAGAACATGGGTAACACAATTAATATTGTAGCATAAGGAGTTATAGGTTTAAATGTCTGAAACTTTTGGAATAGGAATAGAAGATTTACAACAGTCACTTGGTAATGCACGTTATTTTTACGGCTTGAGAAGAACTGACCAAGGCACTTTGTATCTTGTGAAAGCCGATTTACTAGAGTTAGAAGACGGCGTAATTGTAAACAAACCAGGCGCTCCAAGTCAAAATTACAATGATTTTAGTAGAGGACAGGACTTTTTTGATGGTAAAGACACAGAACATAAAAAAGTTTTTGAAAATCTAGCATATGAACAATTTAGGTGGGATGGCAGAAATGTGTTCTACTATATTAACGAACAGGGCGAATTAGTTCTAAAAGTGAACGAATCGCACACTTACGAGGAATAATAAATACAGGTAATAGAAGTCTATGGCAGAATTTAAACTAGATAGAATACGTTTTAGATATAGAGGTGATTGGAGTTCAACAACCAATTACGTAAAAGACGATGTGATTCGTTACGGAGCAAAAGTATATGTCTGTATCGAAGTACACCAAGCAGATGCTAATTTCTACAATGATTTAAACAACTCTACACCAAGATGGGTGCAGATGATGGATGGTCAGTCTTGGACTGGTGAGTGGCAAGCGGCAACATTTTACAGAATTGGTGACCTTGTAAAATTAGGTGGTGTAATTTACAAATGTATAGAAGGACACACATCAAATACAAGTGCAAATGACGGAATTTTAGGCGATGAACTTAAATGGGTTTACTTTGCAAGAGGTGAAAACTGGACAAGTGTATGGACACCAGATACACTTTACAACGTCGACGATACAGTAATATATGGTGGTACAGTTTACAAATGTTTAACATCACACCAATCACAAAACGCAGATGCTGGACTAGAATTTGATGCAGAAAAATGGGAATTCTATTCGCAATCAGATAATTTTAGAGGTGAATGGCAACCAGGCACACACTATTACATTGATGACATAGCAAGATATGGTGGTATCTTATACAGAGCAATTGGTTCACACATCAGTACACCTAACATTGTGTACACAAACCCAACAAACACTTACAATCAAGACACTACAAACAATCCAACAGGCGGAACTAATGCAACATTTGAAGTTTACAGAGATAGTGGAAACTATTATGGTAAAATTCTAACTGCTGGATCTGGATATTATCAAGCAGAAACATTTACAGTATTAGGTTCTAACCTAAATGGTGCAGACTCAACTAATGATTGTACAATTACAATTACAACAGTTGATGGAACAGGAGCAATAACTGGCATAAGTGTGGCAGGAACGGCAGATGCAACTGTAACATTTGGATTAGAAACAGATGCGGCAAGATGGGAAACTGCTTTAGAAGGTGTGGAATATAAAACTAATTTTGCACAATACACACACTACAAGAAAAATGAAATTGTTAAATGGTCGCCGGGTTTATGGAAAGTAACAACTTCACACTTTGCATTTGGACCAAATTTAGATGAAACAAAATTTTCATTATTTGTTCCAGGTTTAGAATTTGAAACACAATGGGTAGACACACAATACTACCAAAAAGGTGACATTGTACTTTACGGTGGTTACTCTTATGTTGCGTTACAATCTAACGTGGCTAGTAAACCAGCAGTAACAGATAGTACAGGAAACTGGGAACTTGTTTTCCCTGGTTACAATTACAGAAATGAATGGTTAGGCACAGTTGAAAATAATGGAGTCAACGAACCAGTTCCATATAAAACTGGAGACATTGTACTTGCAGGTGGTAACTTATACATTGCTGTAAGAGATAATGAAGACACAGGTCCTGACACAGAATCAGTATACGATCCAGGATCAGATGATCCTTTCCCATGGCAGTTACTTGTAACTGGTAAACGTTGGAGAGGTCCTTGGATTGAAACAACTACTGCGGGTGCAAATGAATATTTCCCTGGTGATGTTGTAACAGTAGCAGGAACACTTTGGGCTTGTATCGACAAGCACATGGCTAATTCATCTGATGCTAAACCACCATTAGATTTAGAATCAGAAAATGTTGGTCCTTATTGGGTGCTATTGGCACAAGGTGCTCCAGGAAACGTATTAGAATATCCAGGAGATTTGAAAACACAAAACGATGAT